TCATCTCTAATTTTCTTCTTTGAAACGTTGCGTTTCGTTTCACTCTTTTTTTGAAACGTTTCGCTTCCGCCATTATCCCATTTATATCTATTTTTCCATGTACGGATTGTTGCCGGGGAACATCCTATCTGGTCAGCAATATCTACCAGCTTCATGCCACCTTTATACAGTTCATACGCTCTATCAGCTAGTGGATTTTTTCTTGCTGCCAACTAATCACTTCCTTCCCAGAACAATAATTTAATTGAAAACTCTGAATATTTTTCTGATAGCATGATTATAAATCACGGATTTATCTCATTTGTGCCAAACTATCTTTGCTTTATCAAATAACAAATCCTGCTGCCGCCTTCAAAAATAAATAAACAGAGTCAAATACACGTTTTCTCTGCGTGTATTTGACTCTGTTACACATCTTATATTTTTTGCAATTCAACTGGTTGCACCGGTGCAATTGCTGCACTTTTGAAATTTAAACTTATACAATTACTTTTTACTCTCAGCTCTTATCATTCTTTTGTGCAATATTTTTTGTACCGTTCTGCGCCTTCTGTAAAAGCCAGTACGACTAATCGGCAATATTCCATAGTGAGCCTCCAACATATCGTATGAAACCTTATGTATTATGGATTCTGCTAGTCTTTCTGCAATGAAACCATCTACTGAGTTACACACCTCATATACTTCTTTTTCCTCCTATTCCCATCCTGTTATATCAGCAAGATTTTTCTTTTACCTTTATATTCCGTTTTTCCCCAATATCATTTTTAATATGTTTTCTACCTCATGCTTTCAATGTGCTTATTGATCTCATCCGCTGTCTCCGATGGTCCATAGCTTAATAATTCCGTTGCCGCTCTCGCCATAAGGCTCTTTGTTTTATTTCTTCTGGTTCTCGCATAGAACTTCTCAAGCCGCTTTGTATCCTGGTATAACGAGATTTTTTTATAATCTTCTCCCCAGACTTTTTTGTGTCTCTCCACGATCAGTTTTCTGTATACTTCCGGTATGTCTGCACGTTTTAATATCATGTCTAATGTGTTCAGATCCATATCGGGATCTTTCTCGCTGTTTACGAAACCCGGTGCTAAAATGACTGCTGCAATGTTCTGCATATATTCCTCTGTCTTCTCTCTTTCTTCTGTCACACCCTGTATCGTTTTTTCCAACTCTTTCAGGATCTCGCTGTGTGTATATTCTACTTTACAGTTTAAGATATCTTTCATGATCTCCTTATGCGTACACGTTGCATCTTTAGTGTAATACATCACTCTGTCCCTATCTGCGCTCCTGTCTATGAATGCCGGGTAAATAAATGCTACATTTGGATTTCCTACGATCCAGTCTCTGTTGATCGGTGTGATCGCATTTTCCTCCTCGTTGTATTCCAGTCCCGGCTTTTCAAGCGATACCGGGCAGATGATGCACTGTATGTATTCGTAAACTTCCTCTGATTCGTCTAATTTTCCGTTATCGCTCGTATATTTTAATATGTCGTATGCATCGTGCAACAAGAGGATCAGGTAGTTACCCATGTAATCGTAGTTGCAAATGATTTTATCTATCATTTCATCCACTGCTGCTTCATCTTTCAATTTTCCGTTTGTGAGCTGCTGCAAAAATTCCTGCGTCTGTTTTAAATCTGCTGGATCAAATTCTAATGTCAGCATTTTCTCATCGATCTTTGTTGAGTAGATTTTCTTGATAATGTTTAAATATTTGAACATTTCTGTATCTTCCATGTTCAAAAATGTCTCGTTGAATCTTGTTATGATGTTTTTTTCTGCATCCACGTATGCACCGGCGATACGTGTGATCGTGCATGTTTCAGGTTTTAAGCGTCTGCTCAGTTCCCTGATGTCTTTTGCTGTTGTTTTCATTGTTTTTTCTCCTATTCTTTCTCTGTAAGGTAACTGATAAATGCCTTTAATATTCTGCCTATGGTAAACGGTATTATTGCAAGTGTAGCTGCAATTCCTATGAGTAGCATTATTGGCCAGAATGTAATATAAAGCATAATCTCTGGCGGCTCTGTATTGTCATCTGCCTGATATCCTGCGACTATGCATCCGATAAATAAATATCCTATGGTGTATATAATTATTTTCATATCAGTTCTCCTTTAAAGTTCAGTTTCTATTTTTGCTGTTTTTGACGAATTTCAAATGCTGTCCGCAGTATGGACAGCATTTATATTCTTCCATCACGCTCATTCCACAATCTTTATTTGGACATCTCCATTCCGGGAAAATTCCCACGCTATAAACTGTGTACCCTATAAATTCTGCTTTCTTTTTTATTAGTTTCATAATTTTTACCTCGTTAAAGTTCAGTTAGTCTTGTTTGAAATGGAAAACCTCTTTGTATTTTTTCTCCTTTTTCCATTCACTTTCAATTTTCATGACTTCTTCAAAAGATAAGTCCGTTAATGTCTCGCCCTCACAATCCTTATGAGGTTGTCTGAAATTACCTACTACCGTATATTTATTTCCCATATTTTTCATTCCTTTCTTGATTAAAGTTCAGTTTAGTTATTTTCCTCAAAGTAGAAAACAACTGGCTTTTTGTTCGGAATTACCAGCCCAAACCTTACAGCATTCTTGTATGTAGTACTGTCACGCATCAGTGTATCAGGCATGGCTTCTACCATCTTTCTGAATCCTTCAAGTGTGGACCGACTCTTATAATGATTGCAGCTCCGGCAGGCAGGAAGCATGTTATCCACTGTGTCTGTTCCCTGCTCGCTCCATCCGTTCAATGGTATCACATGATCAATCTGCATATCCTTGTATTCCAGACTGCATCCGCAATAAGCGCAATGTCCATCGCATTTCTGATATATTGTCATTCTAATGCTTTTTGGTATTGCCTTTCTCTTATTCACCATCATATCTACCTCATGTTCAGTTTAAAGAAACAATATGACCATCCAAAACACAGTAACAAGATGGCTCTATCTCTTCCTGTTCTATCCACGCTTTGACGGTTTCATCAATCATCCTCGCAAGTTCCAGTTCCTGTTCAACAGAAACTTCAAAATTTTCTGCTGCTTCCCCCACATCTTCAGACAGATTTTCTTTGATGGAATCAATAATTTCTCCCTCGCAACTATCCCATCTAAATATCGGCTTTGTACATGTTCCGATGTAAATTTCACTCTCACCCGGATAGCTTTCTTTTGCATCTTCTAGTGCATCCTGTTCTGTGTCAAATTCCCCATAATAAAGTTCTCCGTCATTGCTATGACAATATTTACTCATGTTTATACCTCTCTTTGCATTTGATACTATCTCTTTTACCTTTTTCTCGTAAAATTCTTCCGAAATATACTGATCTCTATAAGGGAATTTGCTGTCTGTTAGAACAGCATAGGCTTCCGACCAAGACAAACCTCCTCTGGCTGCTAATATGTCTAATGTCTGACCACAGTGATTTTTTAATGCTTGTTCTTCATGCGGTTTAATGATATCGTAGGGAATATATTCTTTGCCCTTTTTCGTCGTAATTGGAAATTCTTTCATGTACTACCTCTCTTTCAGTTTAAATGCTGCTTTCTTATCGCAAAAACAGCAAAACCGTCTTTCATTTTTCGATAGAAAGCTAATTATCGTGGTACTGTCTCGGAAGTTTAAAGTCATCTTGAACAGTCAAACGGCTGACTCTTAAAGTTCAGTTTAATTTACAAATACCTTTATCTTCATCAAGAGCAATCACATTTTTTCGTGCAAGCACTCTTAATGTTGTTATTCGACAATTATAAATTGGAAATTTCATTAAACTGCTTCCGTTATGGTATTCGTGAAATTCACAATTTTCATATGTCCAAAATCCGTGTATTTTTATCAAAGTATTACCATGCGCCTTCATAACACATATAGCATCTTCTTGCGCTTTTGATAAATTTTTATAGCCATAAGCCATCTTTGCACCTCCGCAAATCTAGTTTTTACCAAAACCTTCGTCCTGCTTGTACCAGTCAGCTCCGCATTTTTCAAAAGCAAAAATCGTAATATCTAACGCACCACCATCTACAATCATGCTTGTAATTTCTGCTTCTGTTGCTCCAAGTTCAATTAGACGCTTTCTATTATCTTCATTATCTTCTACGAGCACATAAACTATCTCGTCACTATCAAAATCAACATCTGCAACTTCTAATTCGTTTAA